CTGGGACCTCCTGCCGACTTGTGGTGCGCCTCCGGACTGCTGACGGCTCAGAGACTAACCCACGTCGCCCCCTCGGGGGGCCTTCGCGTCAGCGAGAGGGGTCCCGGCCGCCTCTCATATCGTCTAACCCAAGTACCACGGTGATGCCGAGGATAGCCACAATCATGACGTTCGCCCTGTTATCTTCGCCAAGACTATAGAACGCCCGCCCTAATGGATTAGAGTATTCTGCGGCATTCTGGACAGGAAGCATGCAGCTCTCGCTCTCCATCATTCTTAGACCCCCTCTTCCTTCTCAGGCTTCTGCACCTGCTCGTCTGGCTTCGGCTCCGTCGCCGTCGTCAGCGCCTTCGCAATCTTTGCGATCGCACTCGCCGCATCGGCATCCGACGCGCACTCGCCCCCCTCGGGTCCCACAAGGACCCCTTCGCCAGCCACCGAATCGAGCTGATCTATGACCCAATTGCAGCGAAGGATGGTCGTGTCGACCTCGTCGAGCCTTTTCTCGAGATCATCAATCTCGCTCTGAAGAGCATCGAGCTGCTCACGCTGCTCCTCCCTCTTGCGTTCGACAATTCGTCGAAGCTCTTGAGAGGAGACCCTCAAATCGTCCGCGTCGACCTTCGCACGCGACGGCAGCGCTGCAATCACTCCGATTAGGCTTGAAAGCATGACCTCCAACGCGACGCCAGAGAGGGCGCCTCCCGCGGCGACCATCACCGTGCCACTTGTAATCGCGGCTATCTGCGACGGATGCTTCTTGAGATAGTCCAAAAGGTCCGAAGCCCCGACTTTTTTCGTCGCCTTGCTGGGATCCTTCCCCCTTGGCGTGGGCTGGGGCTTGATCTCGCCACTCTGTATCTTTCTGCGGATGCTGACCTGGCTTACCCCAAGCAGGTCCGCAATCTCCTTGACCGTGTACTCTTCCTTCACGGCATCAGCCTCCCAACCTCCACCGCTTGCATCTTCATGCTCATACTACAACGTCTGTATATTTATGTCCATATTTTTATGAACTCATTTTTGCGTACATATCGGTGTTCACAGACAAGGCTTCCCGACCGCACCCCAGCCTGTGACGGCGTCCGATGATTCAGGCTGCGAGACCCCGAGATTTGGAGGAGGTGGCCTGGCATGGCGAGGAGGGCGAAGCTCACGCAGGAGATGGTCGATCAGGCCATCAGGCTGAAGGCCGACGGGCTTTCCAACGGCGACATCATCTGTGCGCTGGGCATCCACGAGTCCACGTTCTACCGCTGGGTGGGCGAGCCGAAGAACCGGCTGCAGCGCGAGTTAAGCGAGGGACTAAAAAAGGAGGAGGCCGAGTTCAAGCACACGCTCCTGACGACGATCCGGGCGGCGGCGCTCGCGCGCAACCAGTACTGGACCGCCGCGGCGTGGCTACTCGAGCGCAAGTACCCCGACGAGTACGGCAAGGCGGACCGCCGGCGCGACGAGGACGAGGGCGGCGACGCGCCGCGCATCGTGCTCGGCGTCGTCGCCCAGCCGGTGCAGGAGCGGCTGGACCTCTCCTCCGCCATGGGCGACGGCGACGATGGAGCTGGCGGCGGCCCGGGCGAAGGGGGCGGCCCTTCTCACCCCGCTCGGCCTTCTCGACAGCGCGATGACGCTGGGGATGGGGAGGGCGCCGGGGATGGTGACTGACGCGAGCGAGCTGGTGATACCGGCGTTCCACGACGTGCTGGGCGACGTGATGGCACACGGGCACACGCACTACTGGCTGCACGGCGGGCGCGGGAGCACGAAGTCGAGCTTCGTGTCCGTGGCCATAGTCCTTCTCGTCCTCGCAAAGCCTGAGGCGAACGCGGTGGTGGTGCGGCGGTTCAGCAACACGCTGCGCGACTCCGTGTTCGAGCAGGTGCAGTGGGCGATCGCGGAGCTGGGGCTGGAGCGGTGGTTCAGGGCGCGGGTGTCTCCGATGGAGCTGACGTACCTGCCGACCGGGCAGCGGATCGTGTTCCGCGGGGCGGACGACCCGCTGAAGCTGAAGGGCACGAAGTTCGGGCGCGGCTACGCCGCCGTGGTGTGGTTCGAGGAGCTGGACCAGTTCGACGGGATCGACGCGGTCCGATCGATACTGAACTCGCTCAGGCGCGGCGGGGACGACTTCTGGATCTTCTATACCTACAACCCGCCGCGGACGCTGTGGAGCTGGGTGAACCGCGAGGAGCTGGAGCGCGAGCGGCGCTCGGACACGCTCGTGCGGCGCTCGAGCTACCTGGACGTGGTGGGGACGCACCCGGAGTGGCTGGGCGCGCCCTTCGTGGAGGAGGCCGAGTACCTGCGGGACGTGGACGAGCGAGCGTGGCGGAGCGAGTACCTGGGCGAGGTGACGGGGACCGGCGGCTCCGTTTTTGGCAACGTGGCGGGCAGGCGGCTCACCGACGCGCAGTGCAGGGGCTTTTCTCGCACGCGAAACGGCGTGGACTGGGGGTGGTTCCCGGACCCGTGGCGCTTCGTGCGGTGCGGGTGGGTGCCCGGGGAGCGGCGGCTGTTCCTGTTCCAGGAGCTGTCGGCCAACAGGAAGACGCCGGCCGAGACCGGGACAATGGCAGCCGAGGCGCTGACGTACGCGGACGAGCCCGGCGGGGACCCCTACCAGCACGACGAGCTGATATGGGCGGACGACACGCCGGACGGCAAGCAGTCGATGGCGGTGTGGCGGCGCGAGCTAGGGCTGAGGGTGCGGCCCGCCCGGAAGAGCAACATGAGGAGGCTCTCGTACGAGTGGCTGGCCGGGCTCAGGGAGATCGTGATCGACCCGGTGCGGTGCCCGCTGGCGTACGAGGAGTTCAGGCTGAAGGAGTTCGAGCGGGACCGCGACGGGTCCTGGGTGGACGAGATCCCGGACGGGAACGACCACAGCATCGACGCGGTGCGCTACGCCGTGATGGACGACGTGCTGAGGGGGGCGTAGGGGCTTCTCGACGTCTTTCCGCTCACTCAACAATCTCTCTTGCCGTTAAGTGCCGCAAAGGTTGCCTACACTCTGAGATATACATAACCCGCGCACGAGGAGGTCCCGTGGCATTTCACAAAAGCTATCCCCGCAATGCATATCAAAAGCTTACTGACGATCTTCGAGATGACGATATTGCAAACAATATTCCCTTAGGTGGCTACTACCAGTGCGGCAGAACCATGTACAACAAACGGAGTGGGCGCGGTTGGGATTTAAAGAAGGCATCCGATGAGCTAGGCATACCCGTAGACAGACTTAGAAGAATAGAGGCCGGAGAAGCGCGACCGAGTTTCATGGAACTCAAGTCAATTAAGACTGTATATCATATCGGGGCAGCGAAGCTTGGACTTGACGACTCTCCAATGTGACTGCGGCTGCCTGACCTAACCAGCAAAGAAGATGCATCGACTATATGCCACGTTTTTCTCACCTCCTAACTGGTATTTCCTCTCTACTCTTGGTTAAGTAAGTCTTGATATTTTCCATCGCACGACATGCATGTGGCATGACATGACAAATGGGAGAAGGGCATTACTTGCGTAGAGATATGGACTTGGTGAGGGAGATTCTCATCGCAGCAGCAGACGCCGAGGGCAGCGTCTCCATCGAGACCTTTGTCAACGACAATCGAAGCATGGATCTCGTCGCCTACAACGTCGAGATGATGGCAGACCATGACCTCATCGACGCGAAGGTCGAACGCGAGTGGGGCGGCCATGCCGTTCTAGGAACGATAACCGCGCTCACCTGGGATGGTCAGGACTACCTCGATGCCATCGAGAACGATGAGGTATGGAGCAAGACCAAGGCCACGATTAAGGGCACGGTCAAACACACGACACTCGGCGTCATTCGCGACGTCGCCGTCGCAGTTACGAAGTCCATGATTGCCGCCAAGACGGGGCTGCCCATCGCATAGCAAGCACCACGTCCTTCTCGCCCAGCGCCTTTCTCGACGATGCATTTAGCTGACAGCTGAGAGACCACCTCCTGTGACAGGAGCGGATGCTCTTCTCACCTTGTATGCGGAGAGCGGAGGCGGCATGGGGACGGACCTGCTGGCAGGAGACACGTACTGGATACCGGAGTGCGTGAGGGAATGGCTGAGAAGACAGGGCTATTCGACGCGGGCGCTGGAGGACATGGAGCCGCACGTGCGGGAGTGGGACCGCTGGATGCGCGCGGTGGGCGAGTTCTACGACTACCGGGACACGGACGGGTTCGGGCGGGTGTACCAGGTGCACAGGCGCTCGATAATGCCTGCCATGCGGGTGTGCAGGGAGTGGGGCTCTCTCCTCCTGGACGAGAGGACCGTGGTGGCCTGCGAGAGCCAGGCGTGCACGGACTGGCTGGCATCGCTCCTCTCGGCCACGAGCTTCTGGGGAAGGGCCCAGGAGACGGTGGTGCGGGCGTTCGGGCTGGGAACGGGCGCGTTTGCCGTGTGGATGGACGTGGGGCGTCGCCTGGTGCGCGTGCGGCACTACGACGCGCGCATGGTGGTGCCGCTGTCCTGGGACGCGGAGGGCGTGCGGGAGTGCGCGTTCGTCACGCGGTGCTTCTCGCGAGGCGCCCTTCTCGACCAGCTGCAGATGCACGTGGTGGGCGACGACGGCGCGTACCGGATCCGCACGGTCTGCTTCGACGGCGACGGGCGCGAGGTGGCGGTGCCGGGCGTGGCCGCGGACGTGGCGACGGGCTCGACGGGACCGACGTTCGGCATCGTGCGGCCGGCGGTGCCGAACACGAGGGTGGACTTCTCGCCCTACGGGCAGAGCGTGTTCGCGGACGCCGTCGATGCGGTGCAGAGCGTGGATCTTGCCTACGACGCCCTCGTCAACGAGGTGGACGCGGGCAAGATGCGCGTCTTTCTCTCCGACGTGATGTTCGACCAGGAGAGGACGAAGGACGGGAGGCGCGTGCCCATCCCCTTTGGCAAGGGGGACTGCACCGTGTTCAGGAAGGTCATGTCGACCGAGGACACGATCCAGGAGTTCGCGCCGGCGCTGAGGACCGAGGCGCAGGGCAAGGCGTTCCGCCTGGCGCTGCAGGTGCTGGGCGACCTCTGCGGCCTGGGCGTGAACTACTTCGACCTGGACAACGTGGGCTACGTGAAGACGGCCACGGAGGTGTCGAGCGACAACAGCGCGCTCATGAGGAACATCCGCAAGAACGAGAACGCGCTCTCCGGGGCGCTCGCGGGCGTGGCGCGCGCACTTCTCGCCTGCGAACGAAACTTCGGGAGGGACCTCCCAAACGAGGGCGACGTGAGCGTCATATACGACGACTCCATCGTGCAGGACACGGCCTCCGAGAAGCGCCAGGACATGGAGGAGGTCGCAGCCGGGCTCATGACGCGCGAGGAGTACCGCGCGAGGTGGTACGGGGAGTCGCGGGGGTAGCGGCCGAGGGAGGTCGTCCTTCTCTCCCTGCCGAGCGTCTGCTGGCACCGGCAATGCCGCCTTGGAACACCATGCCCTTCTCGCCCACGGGAGGGGGCGGGGCACCGATGACCACCGAACGGGAGGCCGGCGCGTCGGCACGTATACTGGTCCCATAAACGGCACCATGAGGGGGAACGGCATGGACGACGAGGCCAGGACGAGGGAGATCAACCGGTTCGCGCGCGAGCTGGGTGCGCGAACCGACGCCGGCGACCGCACCGTGTGCGACGGCCCCGAGTGGGGCGAGCGAATGCGGGGCCTCGGCTTCGAGATGGACCGCTGGGAGTCGTTCGACAGGGCGTACGGCAGGGGCGACGGCCCCGACGGGTTCGCGCGCGCGGTGGGGCGCGCCAACGACGTCCAGGTGCTCGGCAACGGCACCTACTCCTACTGGCGCTACATGAACCACTGGGCCGAGGGCGGCACGGAGGACGACTACCGGGGCCTGAGGATGATGCTGGCGCGGCTGGAGGAGCTCACGAGGCCGTAGCTGGTGCGACGGCGCGGCCGTGGGCACTCGTCCGCGTGCGGGCAACCCGCGCCGGGGACGCGTCACAGGTCCGGCGGGGACGCGCGGGGCCGCGGGGACGCGCAAGTTTGTGGACGGCTTTCTGGCGGCAGTCTGCCGCGAGCCAGGGTGGTGGGGCCATACGGCAGTCTTTCTCGTCACGAAACGGGGCGCCGCGGAACCGCGGCGCCCCAACGCTTCTCGTCCTTCTCGTTCTTCTCGTCAGTCGGCAGTCGGCCCCCTATGACGCCAGGACCCTTTCGTCCCTCTCGTATGCGACGTCCCAGAAGTCGAGGGCATCGGCTATGTCGCCCAGGTAGACGTCGTCGCCGTGCTCACGAAGGGTATCGGCGACATCCTCGAGTGAGTACTGCTCGTTCTCACGGAACCTGAGCGTGGTCTCCCTCGCCGGCGCGTCGTAGCAGAACTCGGTGATGTCTCCCCTGCCGGTCTCGGTCACGTATGCCTCGCCTGTCTCGAGGCACCCGTACTCCATCGTGCGGGTCTCGGCGCCGTTCCTGAACGCGTAGACGTTTCTCTCCTCCATAGCAATCTCCCCTCTCGTCTCGGTACCGCCTTTCGGTCAGTCAAGACTAAGAGGTCGGAGTCGGCATCCGTCTCTCATGGCGACGAGCGGCGCAGCGAGAGTCTCTCGCTATTCCAGTATCGGCCCACTCGCTGAGTCCCTATCGGTCTGCCATTGGCATTCAAGGCTCACTGGGCGGCACTGCTCTCCCGGCCTGGCATCGCGACACGTTTCGGCAAGCGGCTTGTCTCGTACCTAACTCTGGCGGTCCCATGGCGCCTTCGCGCTTCCCGGCCACGGAGTTCCGCTGGACTCACCCGCGAAACAGCATCACGATTAATATTCTTGACAGTTACGGGAAACCACAAACGCATCTACGGTACCGTTTGGAGAGACATGTCCAAGCTCAACTTCGACCAGAAGAACATCCGCTCGCTGCTCCAGGACGAGGACGCCGACTTCCTCATCCCGGACTACCAGCGTCCCTACGCCTGGGGCGAGGACGAGTGCTCCACCCTCTGGGAGGACCTCTTCGCCTTCGCGTTCCCCAACAATGACAGCGACCAGTTCGACAAGAACAACGACTACTTCCTTGGCCCCATCGTCACCTTCAAGAACGACGACGGCCAGCAGGAGATCATCGACGGACAACAGCGCCTGACGACCATCATGCTCCTCTTGCGTGCCCTCTACGACCGCTTCGGCGGGATGAAGGACAGGAACTCCGTCAGCCTCCACGACGACATCGCGGCGTGCATCTGGAAGTCAGACGAGTTCGGCAACCTCGACACGACCGAGAAGGGCCTCAAGATCAAGTCCGAGGTCGCCTCGGACAACGACAAGGGCGAGTTCCTGCAGATCCTGCGCGACGGCAATGCAGACCCCAAATGGAGGAGCAACTACGCAAAGAACTTCCTCTACTTCCAGGGCAGGATCGACGAGCTCTCCAAGAGCTTCGACGGCTACTCGACCCTGTTCGCGTCCCGCATCATGCGCCACGTGATACTGCTCCCCATCGAGGCTGAGTCGCAGGACACCGCGCTGCGCATCTTCTCGACCCTGAACGACCGAGGGCTCCCCCTCTCCGACGCCGACATCTTCAAGAGCCAGCTCTACAAGCACTACGCGGGCAAGGGCGAGAAGGACGACTTCATCAAAGACTGGAAGGACATGGAGGAGGGCGCCAACGAGCTTTTCCATCCCCTCCGCGGCACTCCGATGGACGAGCTCTTCACGCGCTACATGTACTACCGCCGCGCCCTCCTTGGCCTGACCGACACGACCACCGAGTCGCTGCGCGGCTTCTACGGCAGGGACAAGTACGCGATACTCCGCGAGGACCGGACGCTCGACGACCTGAAGGCGCTCCTCGGCTTCTGGCAGCGCGTCGAGGCGCGCGACGGCTTCTCGGACGCCGCCAACCGCCGCTTCGCCATCCTCCGCTTCGCCCCCAACGGCATGTGGTACTACCTCCTGAGCGTGTGGTTCCTCGCCCGCAGGGACGAGAACGACGCCCTGGACGACGACTCGCTCGTGCGGCTGCTCGACCTCATCATCGCCTTCGTGTGGGCGTACGCCATCGAGCGCCCCGGCGTGAACTCGCTGCGTACGCCCATGTTCCCCGAGATGGCGAACGTCGTGCGCGGCGGCGAGGTCACCTTCTCCAACTTCCGCTTCGGTCGCGAGGAAATCACGGCGCGCATCCGTGCCTTCCAGTTCACCAACCAGCGCGCCATAACGCGCTCGATGCTCGCCTGGTGGGCCTACCACGACCCCACGCAGGGGCTCTGGGACAACGACACGGTGCTCGAGGTCGAGCACATCTACGCCCGCAAGCGCGCGGAATTTGAACCCCTCAAGTCCAAGGCGAACCTCGAGGCCCTCGGCAACAAGGCGCTCCTCGAGAAGCGCGTCAACATACGGGCAGCCGACTACCGGCTCGTTGACAAGAGGAAATACTACGAGGGCTTCGTCGACGGTAACGGCCGCGAGCGCAGAGGCACGATGAACTCCGAGCTCCTCGGCATCGTTGGGTCCAAGGAGGACTTCACCGAGGACGACATCGTCGCCAGGACCGACGCCATCATCGAGTCCTTCGTGGACTTCATGGCCGAGAACGGACTGATCGGCAGCTAGACCGTCGCGTCCGGATATGCCGACACAAGACAACCGAACTGACGGACCAACGAGACGAGGGCATGACATGACGAACGCAGAGGCCGCACGCCAGCGCGCCGAGCTGCACAAGACGATTTGGTCGATAGCCGACGACCTGCGCGGGAGCGTGGACGGCTGGGACTTCAAGCAGTACGTGCTCGGGATGCTCTTCTACCGCTTCATCTCCGAGAACCTGGCGGACTACCTGAACGCGGAGGAGGGCGACGGGTTCGACTACGCAACGCTGCCGGACGAGGACGCCGAGAACGGACGCGACGTCACCGTCGCGGAGAAGGGCTACTTCATCCTCCCCAGCGAGCTCTTCAGCAACGTGCGCCATGAGGCGCTCGATGGCAGACACGACGAGGACCTCAACGAGGTGCTCGAGCGCGTGTTCAAGGACATCGAGGGCAGCGCCGCCGGCACCGCCAGCGAGGGCGACCTCAAGGGCCTTTTCACCGACTTCGACGTCAACAGCCCCAAGTTGGGCAACACGGTCATCGAGCGTAATAGGAAGCTCAAGGCCCTCATGGACAAGGTCGGCTCGCTGAACCTGAGCGGGCACCTCCAGGACAACGGCATCGACGCCTTCGGCGACGCCTACGAGTACCTCATGACCATGTACGCCAGCAACGCCGGCAAGTCCGGCGGCGAATTCTTCACGCCCCAGTACGTGTCCACGCTGCTCACCAAGATCGCGCTCGCCGGCCGCACCTCCGTGAACAAGGTCTACGACCCCTGCTGCGGCAGCGGCTCGCTGCTTCTGAACACCGCCCGCCAGATCGGCGCGGACAACGTGAGGACGGGCTTCTTCGGGCAGGAGATCAACCTCACCACCTACAACCTGTGCCGCATCAACATGTTCCTGCACGACATAAACTTCAACAAGTTCGACATCGCGCTGGGCGACACGCTCAAGAAGCCGGCCCACTGGGACGACGAGCCCTTCGAGATGATCGTCTCCAACCCTCCCTACTCCATCAAGTGGGACGGCAAGAACGACCCGGTCAACATCAACGATCCCCGCTTCTCGCCGGCCGGCGTGCTGGCACCGCCGAGCAAGGCCGACCTCGCCTTCACCATGCACATGCTCTCGTGGCTCTCCGCCGACGGCACGGCCGCCATAGTCGAGTTTCCCGGGGTGCTCTACCGTGGCGGCGCCGAGCGGAAGATCCGCAAGTACCTCGTCGAGAACAACTTCGTCGACACCGTGATCCAGCTTCCGGAGAACCTCTTCTTTGGCACCACCATCGCGACCTGCATCATCGTGCTCAAGAAGTCGAAGGCGACGAGCGACGTGCTCTTCATCGACGCGTCGAAGGAGTTCGTCCACGTCGGCAACCAGAACAACCTCTCCGACGAGAACATCGAGCGGATCTATCGCACGCATATGGACCACAAGGAGATCGAGCACTTCAGCAAGCTAGTCTCCAACGACGACATCGTCGACAACGACGTGAACCTCTCCGTGAGCTCCTACGTCGAGAAGGAGGACACGCGCGAGAAGGTCGACATAAAGGAGCTCAACGCCGAGATCGGGCGCATCGTCGCCCGCGAGCAGGAGCTGCGCGAGAAGATCGACGCCATCGTGGCGGACCTGGAGGGCGGTGCACGATGAGCAGGATCGACGAGCTGATCGACCGGTACTGCCCTGATGGGGTGGAATACAAGAAGCTCGGAGAGGTTGCCGAGATTAAGCCGGGGCGAGATTACAAGCATTTCGAAACTGGTGATATCCCAGTTTATGGCAGCGGCGGAATCATGACGTACGTTGACGAGGCGGCTTACTGTGGACCGTCGGTATTGCTTCCCAGAAAGGGTTCCATTTCGAACGTATTCTATGTCGATGGACCGTTTTGGAACGTAGACACGATTTACTACACTTGAATTCTCAGAGCAAGTGCAACGCCTCGCCGTGGTATACCTCCCAGGGACACCTCCACCCCAGGCGCTTGCGTGGCCTGTGGTTGAGGTCATCATACGCCGCCGCGACCTCCCCGTCGCTGACC